TTGGGTCATAAAGTGTGATAGTTATATCTTGCCATTCACCTTTACCTTGCAATTGTCTTTTAATGTTGATGTGGTCTAAAGTTACCTTTTCAAACTGAATTGAAGGTCTTGCTGCTGCTTTAACCATATATGATGGGATACCGTCAATCTCCATCACATAGCGGTTTTTCATCTTAGGTTCGAAGTTCGTATAGAACATCTTGTCAAACTCTAATATTTCTGCCATTTTATTATCCTTTTATTTTATATTAATAAATATCAATTTATTTCAAATTCATATTAAGCGTTGAACGAAGCTCCCGTTGGAAGAATGTTGAAATCAATTACGATGAATTCCGCAGTCTTCGCTGGTTGTAAGAAGATTTGTCCAGCTAATATGTTTCTATCAATTACATCAGGTGTGTTGTTTGTTTCATCCATCACAACTCTGAATGCGTAAAGACCTTGTCTTTGTTGAATTCCTTCTAAGTAAGGATTAACAGTGTTTAAGAATCTTTGACGAGTAGTTGATGTATTTTGTTCGAACACTAAGTAACGAGAAGTAGATGCGATAAACTTCTTAACAGTGATAAGTAATCTTCTTACGTTGATTCTATCTAATGCTGAAGCCTTATCTTGCAATGTCTTCTGTCCAAATGCTACAATACCTTGTCCAGGGAATGCTGCGATTGGGTTTACTTTGTTTTCATAAAGAGTATCTCTTTCAGCGTGTGTTAATCTATTCAACACACTAACTGCTCCAGTGATACCACCTCTATTCAAACCAGCAGGTGCGAACCACTCAGCTGCCAATCTATCATTACTAGCATAAACTGCTGGTAACAATACTGATGGTGGAACTGAAGTTATTTTGTTTGTATTTGTATCAACTGTCTTAACCCAAGGATAGTAAGTACCAGCGTAATTTGAATCAATTGAATTTGCTTGCTCAGTTGCTTCAGTAATTGTTGCACTTGCTTCAGTAAAGTCAGCGATATAGAAACAATCTTGTCTATCTTCAACCATATCAATTACTTTTGTAGTAATAGATGGGTGTAAAGAACGGATGATACCAGGAGTTACAACTAAGTTGATATCCCATTCATCAGGATTTCCTACAGCGTTGATTGCTTTTGAATAAGCTATTGAACCAGATGAAGTTGATTTAGAACAATCAAATCCTTGCGTATTTGCTGCTGATATATCATTTCCTAAGTTTGCTTTAGTGCCAGGGAATGAACCATCAAATCCATATTGGAAACCTAAAGAGAATTGTCTCTTAACCATATCAGCTGCTGCTGAACCGGTCATCTTATATGTAAGTTGAGAATCGAATGCGAATAATACGTTTGCTCCAGCTTTTGCTCCATCAGGAATAGGTGATAAGTATTGAATGTTATCATCTGCAATTCCAGTTGATTCAAAATCAAATCCAGCATAATATATTGGAGATGAAGATGTGTTATTTGCTGAACCAGTTTGGTAAACTATTTCAGGTATTAAACTTTCATCACCATTATCTGTAGCGATTGGGTTTGTGTATGCAGCGTGTCCAAATGGTGCTGCTGAAATTGGGAATGAACCTGCATCATTTACAACTACTCTTACATATTTTGATTTGTTTGAATAATCACCATATTCAGTAATCTTACCATCGTTATCAATTGTAAGATATCTATCACCAATTCTCTTAGCTATATAATTTGGAGATGATGGGTCTAAGTTTACATTATTGAATGTTTCTAATACAACTTTTCTTTTATCAGTATCACCATATCCTCTTACAGTTACAGTAAATGTTGAGTAATCAGTTGAACCATCCTCACCAGCTGCTTTTACATTTGAAATACCAATCTTAAATTTAGTATTGTATGGAGTACCATGTCCTAAAGTTACAAACTTAAATAAATCGTATCTTGTATTGTTATCATCTTTTTGAGATACAACATAAGGAGTTTCAGCTGCGGAGATATCACCATACTTTTGTGTTGGTAAGTTTACTTCAGTAATTACAGTTGTAGCACCATCTGTATTTGAACCTGTAAAGTTAAGGGCTGCGTTTTCAAAATATTTATAAGCGAATGCTGCTTTTGCACCAAATACTGATTCACCAAATGTATCTGCTAAATCGTTAGTTGCTGTATTAATAATTGATGCAGAAATACCAGTACTAAATGCAGATGCTGAACTTATAAGACCAGATACAACAAAATTACCACCACCTTCTAAGCTACTTGATATGTTTGTTGCTCCTGCAGCAAATCCTACATTTTTGTTACCATTAGCAGTAGAGTAAAGTACTCCTACAATTTTTGCCGCTGATGATAATGAACCACTTGCTTTGATACCCAAAGGAGCAACTTGGTGATAACCACCAATACCACCAACTCTTACGATGGTAGTACTTCCTGCTTCTTGTAAATATCTTTGTACCGCATATTCGGTATAATAAGTTCCATCAGGTGTTCCGAAGATTTCTTCGAACTCTGATTGTGTTCTCACAATAGTTGGAACGAATGCAGGTCCTTGCTTAAAAGGTCCTATAAATGCTGCTCCAATTTCTCCTACTCCTTGTGCTAAGAATGATAGGTCATTTTCTCTTGTGAATACGCCAGGTGATACGATTCTTTCTGCCATTTTATTTCTCCAATTTGTATTTTAGGTTTGTATTTGTTTTTGGTTGTAAAAATACACATATAAATATAAACAAAATATCCAAAACACAAATCTATGTATAAATCTATGTTTTGGATAATAATGATTAAATATTTAGTTTTTTTACTAAACAGGTTGTGGGTCTACCCCATAAGCGTTACTTCCTGATAGTGGTGACCAAGGTAAATCAGCTTCCATTACCATCACTCTATCGTACTTATTCTTATCAATCTCTTTACCAATTTGTGCCATTATATGGTCCCAATAGTTTCTTGTACGGTCTGAACCACTAACTATATTTTTTACCCATGTAACAACCTGTTCTTCAGATAAACTACTATATGCGGTAAAATTATTAGGGTCAACTTCATTTAAAGGTAATGGAGTTGCTCCAGTAAAACTACCAGAGTGACCTGTTTCGTCAATTGCTTTTACGTTCCAATAGGCATTAACAACTACATTTTCCAATGTTTGTGTATTTTGTTTTTTAATACCTGTTAGTTTCCATTCGTATGTATATCCCATAATTTGTATTTTTTAATAAATATTCGTTTTTAATATTTTAATCTTCCAACGAACCACTATAATATTCTGTTGTAAGAAGATGTCTATAAGCCTGCTCAATGTGATTTAATTCAGAAGGTACTTCTAAAAAGAAACGGCAATAATGGTCCATACCGGCTGTACCAATATTAACACCATATTTATTATCCGCTGCATTTGCTCCCACAAACCCAATCGGTCTAGCATCATTGTTTCTAGCAGTTTTATCTTTCCAAACTGTTAAAGAAATTGTTGCCACATATCCAGCTTTCCAATAAACTTCATTACCTTCAGCGTTAGCACCAAAGGTTTTATTATCAGGTCTTGTTGGGTCTACTGGTGCTGGTGCATCCGCTGTTCTTTTTTCTATTGCAACATTTGTCACAACGTGATAAGCGTTTTCAATATTTAAACCAGTTCCAGGTAATTCGTAATCTCTAATAAGTGCCATAATTTATCCTTTATTATTAAGTATTAATTCTTTAAGTTTTTGTAATTCTTCTTTTAATGTACTTATTTCTTCAGCTTGCTTAGCAATAATATTTTGTTGGTCTTTAATTGATTCTATAAACAAACCAGCAAAATTTCCATAAGCTACACCATACTCATCATTAACATCACAATAAGTCACAACTTCAGGAATAACTTCATTAACTTCTTGTGCAATTACCCCTATTTGTCTTTTCTTAGTTTTATCATCAATTCTATTATAGTAAACACCTCTCATTTGAAGTAATTTATTTAAAGCAGAATCAATAGTTACTATATTTTCTTTTGCACGTCTATCGGAGTAAGCTACAATGTTTTCAGTAGCATAGATACCTCTATTAACATACATACCATACGAAGGTGATGTTGCCGATGTTCCTATACCAATACAATTATAAGGCCAGTAGTGATAGAACATCCAACGACCAGCTTGATAATAGATACCACCATTTCCGCCACCATCAAACATTAATACAGGTGTATATGTCCAATCAAATAAAATACCTTGATATCCGTTTCTCTGACCATTTACTCTCCAGGTACCATAAGTTGAATCGTTTGGATAAAAGTGTGCACCATTTACACCCGAATATATACCATGATGTCCAGTTAGGTTTTGCCAAGTATGCCAGAATGAATAGTTTGAAGGTCCATTCAATTGAATTAAGATACCACTCATATCATAATCGGAGTATATTCTTACCCCTTCATATGAAGGTCCGTTTGCACCTAATTTAATACCCGTATGGAATGCAATTCTTAGGTCAGGATAAGGATACCCCCATCCACCACCTTCTTGGAATATACGATATGCATGCCCACCATTTCCAGAGTTACCACCAACACCAATAGGCTCCCACCAACGAGAATATAGGTTTTCAATATATGTTGTACCATTAGGGTCTAAATAATATCCAGTATTATTGTAATCATATATGATTGGGAATTGGGCTTGTCCACCAATATCCATCAATGCAACCCTACTATTATTAAATCTATATTCTAAAATATCACCACTATCATCACCCCAGTTAATAACAAGATTGTAATCGTTATAACTACCACCTCTAGTTACCATACCAATAGAACAACCATCCGAAGAACGTTGGAAGTGAATACCCCACATTGCGCCAGGCGAATACATTGGATATGAACCCTGAGTTTGGTCATATCTACCTATCCATGCAACATCACTCCAGTTTGGATAACCATTTGGTGAGAAGTAATCAGTTATACGAACAGCTCCTCTAAAGTTTGCTGATGTACCTGAAGTACTTGGGTCAATATACCAATATGTATCATCTGCATCGTAGAATATTGGTGCTCTGAATGAACCATTTGCCCAAACAGTACTACCATTATCCCAACGTAAGTTCCAACCAACAATTGAACCAGTACCACCCCAACCTAATCTCCAGTCATTTGGCGATACGTTTAACATCAATCCCCAATAGGTTGAGTTATTATTCATAGCGTATGCACCACTATTATTATATCCATAGTGGATTATACTATTACCATACCAAATGTAAAGATTTCTAATTCTACTATCACCATTAGGGTCTAAATAGAATGTAGTATCATCTCTATCATAAATAAAGTTTGTACGAATCTCATACAAATAAGTTCTATTACCAGAATAGTGATTAATATAAGTTTCGTATCCGTTTTGGCAATCTAAGTGAAGGTTACCATTTGTAGTTACAACAGATGCCTCACCACCAGGTCTACCATTTGTACCAACGTACATATATGCACCCCAAGACCAGTTAGGTCCATGTAGAGTACCACCTCTCATTCTTAAATCAACGTTGGTTGCTGTTGCTGGGTCTAAGTAATATCCCGTATCATTTGAATCATAAAATATTGGTGCTCTAAGAGAGTTGCCAGCTTGAAGATAGTTGTTTACATAAACATAGTTAGATGGATACATTTCCATATTTGTAACACGATTACCAGATGTATTTGTATTATAAAAATACATGTCACCACCTTCACTAAATCTTATATATCCTTGACCATAGTTAGTGTTTGGTCTACCAAAGTAATATGCACCACCACCACTATTTAAGTTATTATCAACATTATATCCAAATCCACCACCATTCCAAGTATTACCAGGTTCAGATACCCACCACTGCATACTTATTCTTTGCCCTGTACCATTGTAAGCTGCTGGTAAAGTTAATCTCATTGATGAACTTCCGTGGTCACCTATAACGTGGAATCTTTTTTCTGGCAATTCATAACCAACTCCTAAATACCATAAACGAGAATCACCATTAGGGTCAACACGATAGCTAGCATCATTTGCATCATAGAATATTGGTGCTCTCATTTCACCAGCAGCATATATGGTACTATTTGACCAAATATATCCAGTATAATGAGAAATCATTGCTGCAATTCTACTACTACCATTATAACCAACCCAACCTGGCATTGAAGGTCCATTTGATTGTCCTACAAAGAATGTTTCAGCTCCTACAGTTGAATATGTACCATATGTTTGTCCAGATTGAGAACCTTTATTAAAATAGAATATACCCCATCCTCTTGCGTTTTCTTGGAATATCCAGTTGTTTGCTTCGGATACGTTTGATACTAAGAAAGTACCACCATCGTTATTTTGAGTTACATATGAGTTTACAATTAATTCGTTAAGACGAGATGTAGAGTTAAAATCTAAGTAATAAGAACCATCAGTACTATCTTGAATGTATGGAAGATAAAGGTTATTAGTAATTCTTACATGAGAATCACCTCTACCAATACTCATTAATATTGAAGTATTTACACCAGGAGAATCTGCCATTATAGTTGTACCACCATATGCGGGGTTACCACCTAATTCAAGACCAGTATGCCATCCTAATGAAAGTCTTGTATATGTATAATGTCCATTATTATAAGGAGATTTTACATACATCATATAATATGGTTGACTATCACCTCTTTGTCCAGATGAAATACCAGTTGATGAACCTACAGCAGATGGGTCTGTTGTACTATTTGCTAAATTTATGTGTCTAGTATTACCACTTGTTTGACCTGTTCTAAAGAAGAATGTACCATCATCATCATAGAAACGGTCAGCATATATTTCAGGAGCTCTAAAACTACTTCTAGCCCAAGCTATACCATCGTTTCTAACTTCAAGTGCATAACCACCAACACCAACTCCACTTACAGCAAATCCTTCAGAAGAACCACCACCAGTCCAAATAATATTTTTTAATGCAGAACCTAAATTCGATGTAGATGTTGTTGTTCTAAATCTAGCACCCCAAACATCCGGTTCATTATTAACATTTATTAATGCGTTATTAGGAATATTTAATTGACCTGTAAGAGTTAAGTTTACAAATCTAGAAGTACCAGTAGGGTCAGCTAAGAAACTACCATCATTTCTATCAATAAATCTATTAGCGTAAATATCACCCAATACACTTGTATTGTTTGCTAAAGTGTTATCAACTTCTTCAATCTTAAATCCAATAAATTCTGCAGTACCACTATATCCACTATACAAATAATTGTGTAAAAAACCTAACTGCATGAATCTTGCATATCCATACCAACTATAATCTGCACCAGAACCAGCCGGTCCAATTGTCATTGTGTACTCTGTCCAAGAGTTAGGTGCTACACCACTCCAATAATAAGGTTGTCCCCAACCACCATTATCAGGTTGAGAATAATCCCATCCAGCTTGCGTAAATGAAAGATAACAATAAGGGTTACCACTTACAGTTCTAATCCATGCAGATACCTTATAAGTTTTGTTTCTATCAATAGGGACCCAACCATTTTGTCTCCAACCTTGCCATCCACCATTTCCACGATGAGCATGTGCTCCAATAGGTGAATCGGATAAGTTTTGATAAGTCATTCCACTCCAAACATAGTTTCCATCACCGCCATGCCAATTTTTAGTTTGGTACTTTCCATCAGGAATAAACATACCAAAAATCTTAGAACCATTTTGTGTATTTATATTCCAATCTGAACCAAACTTCATAGTATCAACTAACGATGTTGATGCCGGGTTTACAAAATATGCTGTGTTATCTCTATCACGGAATTGTGTTGCATCTACATTATCTCTAACAGTAACAGAACCACCAAATGTTGCATTATTTGTATCTAAACGAATTTCTAAAGGCCACCACCCATTAACAGTTGACCAAGATGTTGAATCAGTACTACCTCTTAAAACATAAAATATATTTGAATTTGTATGCAACATAGCCACATTGTGGTCAGTATCTTGCATATAAATTGTTGGCGAACTATTTCTAATTATAATATTTGATGGTGCAAATAATGTACCAGTTGAAGTTAATGTTCCGGAAAAATATCCATTTCCACTTTCATTTACTGAAAATAATTCATTTGATGATTTTATTGCATTACTACCAACTATGAATTTTTGTCCAGTTTCATTATTATTTGCATCAATACTTACTCTTACCTCACCAGCTCCTGCCAAATACAATGGATTGCCAGATGATGCATTTTGTTGTAAAACCAAATCATATGTATTATCTCTAATAAGTGCAATATCCGGTCCGTCTGTCCCAAAATTGATTCTCATTGAAGTAGCTCCACCAACAGTAGTGGTTGTACTTTGCAATAAGGTTAGAGAATGTCCTTCTCCTATTTGTAAATTAGTTCCATTTCCTTCTATCGCTCTATTACCAGCAAAGTATATTCTGTTATTACCACCAGTAAAATACAATCCCTTACCTGCACCGGATGATGTTATATTACCAAAAGTTACATCATCAGTAGTGCGAACATTTTGGTTCATATTAGCGGCAAACGCATATGATGTGGTATCCATTATACGTCTCCAAGCTCCCCAAGATGTAGAAGTACCATATCTCAACCACATATTACCATTATCGGTAAATCCTAATTCATTTGCTCCACCACCAGACCAGTCACCACCACTACCATATTTACGGAAATACATTACACCATTGTAAGTACCACCATCACTTAAACCATTTGTAGAGTTTTGCTTAAAATCAAATCTTACACCTTGGTTAGCGTTCATTGTTTGCGGTGTAGTTGCAGATGCTCTTGTATCCTGAACGTTAATATAAGTTGCCGTTGTTGCAGTTGTTGCGTTACCAATAAGGTTTGCTGTTACCTGATTG